GTAAGACCAAGAGGTTTTCTTTGGGGTTGAGGAACAGACCCAGGAAGTTGTGCTGATGGTCTTGACTTTTTCTTTCCACGAAATTTATCTATCAGCGGCTGAGCTGATCTTACTGACGCCCTAAAACTTGATACTGTTCTAGTGATATTATTAACGCCGCGTGTGACGTTATTAATTTTCCTTAAAAAGTCGTTAAGGGTGCTCATTGAATCAATTAGCCAACGAAGACTTCTGGTGATGTCCAGTATTGGTACTGGAATGTAACAGCATATTCTTCGATTGCGTCATTTGCATCCCAGCTTACATCAATTGGAGAAATATCAGCAGGGAACATATCAATGAATGTATATGTCTTGATGATATTTCCTTGCTTGCCATACTGATAGACTTCAGCGTCGAATGCATACTGGCTGTAGAATGATTCAGCAAGATTGCTTTCGTGACCATTGATTCTTGACATCCACTCTTCAAGCTGATTGCGAATAACGAAGTCTTCATCATTGATAACTGTGATAGTCCATTCTGGGAATGTTCTATTGCCAGCCATCTTGATAGTTCTACCGAAGTATGGAACTTCAATCGTTCCAATTGTAGAACCTGGCAGCTGTGCCGCTTTTGCAGTAAAGGTAAGTTTCTGATCAAATACTGGAATGTTTACTTCAAACAGATTTGGACGTGCGCCGTCGAATGGAAAATTTCCTTTAAAGTCTGTAATATTGAAAGGCATTGCGTTCTCCTGACTTTATATTATTTATTAGAATCTACCAACGACTTCATCAAATGATACACCAGTACGAACTGCAACAAAGTTTAGCTGGATGAAGTTGATGCTGCGGTTTGGCTTGACATAAATGTCACCGACAAACTCATTGCGATCAATTACATCTTGAGTATTGTTTGTTGAATTACATACGACTTTGAAGTCTGTGATTCCACGACGACCCTTCACCGTTCTCAAAAATGGTTCGACAATTGACACGAATTGCGATCTTGTAAATTCATCATTGAATTCGAAGAGTTGTGCTTTGGCAGCACGAGCGATCGCTTTTTCGATTGTGATAAACAAGCGACGAACATTGATGCGATCAAATGCACTTGGCTTTGATAACATTGTCTTGTCGCCAAATAGGATAGTTCCTTCACCAGCAAATGACACGACAGGATTGACACCATTCTTATAGAGTGTATCTCTGTCAGCCTTTGCAGGATAGTAAGCAAGTTTGATAACGTTCTTGATCTGACCACGTGAAGAGCCAGCTGGTGAATACCATGCATCTCTTTCAAGGTCTGTGCGAACACAGAGACCAGCAACGTCACCGTTGAGTGGGATCCAACGATACTTGTCGTTGTACTTGTCATACTGATACTTCCAACCGCTGTCCATTACAGCATATGAAGAAGATACGTTTGACAATGCATTCTTGCGATAGTTGACAACGTCAGTACTTGGTGTTGAAGAAGTTACGTTTGCAAGAGCTGGTGATACGAATACCACGCAGTCCTTACGAACTTCAGCAACGCTATTGATTGCATAGAGTGCAGTTGCTGGTTCAGCGTCACCTGTCATGATGAGTGAAACATCAATTTGATCAGCGTCAATAAACTTACTTAGACCAGTTTGAACATTTCCAGCCAACACAACGCCGTCGGCACCACCACTGAGTGATGTAGTGTGAACAGCAGCAACATTAACTAGTTGAGCAAATGTCTTGCCTGCAGAAGTTGTTCCCCAAGTGAGTGCTGTATTGCCAGCATCTGGATGATCTGCCCAGTAGATATATTTTGATTTTCTCCAGAGCACATCCTTGTAATAGTTTGAATTGCCAACGCTGTCTTTTGCGTCAGAAGCCTTTGACAAGAATGGGAATGTTTCAAGAACTGTTCCTGATGTGCCTGTGAAGAGACCATCTTCGTCTGCGACAATGATGTGCATTTCATCATTAGCACCACCAACGCTAGAAACGAAAGCAGAAGTTCCTGGAACACTATCAAAGTAACTCTTGTATGCCCATGCATCAAAGTGAGTTTGATTTGTATTTGCCCAAACGCTTACTTTGAGCGAGTTACCAAGCGCACCAGCATATCTTGCTGCCCATGCGCCCACGTTTGCAGTGTTTGAACTGTAATAGTTTGTGAAGTATTGATCTTCGTTTTTGATCAAGAATGTTGTATTTCCTGATGCTGTTGCTGTTCTTGTATTTGAATTATTGACTGCGCGAACGACGCGAAGGTCGTTTCCGTAGTTTAGAAAGTTTGCGCAGGTGAAGAATGATACTGCTGTGTTATTGTCTGGTTTGCCAAAAACTTCTACTAGTCGAACTTCATTTTCGATTTGTGTCGCAAATTCAGCTGGACCCCACTGAAATGTTCCAGCAAATGCACCAGTAGTTGTTCCTGTTGATGGAACGGCAGTTGTTAAGTCAATCTCAGAAGTAACAACACCAGGAGATAATTGAAACGCCATGTTTATGCTCCTATGAATGGAGAATTAAGAAAATCTACGAAATTATTTAGTAAATTCGGGTTTTTAAGGTTTTTTATTTATAGGTCCCCCATTTACTGTCTTGAACGATGTTCCACACAGCTCCGTCTTGTACAAAAGAGTTGGATCGCTCATCTCCCCCAATAGATGCAATTGGTAAAGGGAGCATTTCATCTTCAATTTGTTGCATTTGTTGTTCGTGAAGTTTCTTTTTAACGTTTGTATCGCTCAACTCTGAGAAGAAGTTTTGACTGGTACACCAAGAGAATAAGACTAGGCACATAACGAGGTCATCATGGCTTCCGCTTGCAGCCTCAAAACTCGTTCCGTTCGTCACAAAGGTCGAAAGTTCGGATATAATCTCAAAGTCTTGTATAATCATCTGTTGAGATTCAATCAGATTCTTTAGAACGGAGCATCCTAGACGCTTTACCGACTTCGTGGTTCGAATTCCACGATTTGATTTATTACCATATCCCCAAGTTAGAGCCATCTTACTCTTCATTTCGACACTGGAAAGGATATTCTCGTACTCATAATCATCAAAGAGAGAATCAACAACTTGCTGACCATTATCATTAATTTCGACGAGCGCATATGCGCTGTTATAGTATTCACCAATCTTTTTAATCATACTAGGATAAACGAGTGGACTTATATCGTTATTCTTGTAAGTCGCGACGACTTTATATGGAATCTCAGAAATGTCTAAAACCACGAACGCCGAGTAGTCCAGACCCTTTCCACGACTCGTATCTGCGACGAGCATATAACTCTTTCCAGGGATGGGTTGGTGATAGATTGAGATTCCGCTTTCAGTTTTGTTTAGTGGAGTTACAAAGGCGAGAGACTTTAGACCAGTTGCGGAAATAAGAGTTCCCGAAGAACCCATGAACTCACATTCAACTTCTTGGAAATACTTTTGTTCTCCAAGAACAGCTCGCTGCTCATCTGCCCATTTCTGATCGCGTCCTGGAACCTGTCTCCAGTTGGCTTCAATATGTAAGAATCCATTTTGATTTTCGACTGCTTCGGTCCACATCTTATAAAAGTGATTCATGCCGTTAGGCGTCGAAGAAATTAAAATCTTAGACGATGTACCAGAAGAAATCGTAGGATAAACGGAAGTAAAGAATTCTTCGGCGATATTACTTGGCACGAACGCAAACTCGTCGAGGTATAGTAATGAGATAGAGAAACCACGAATCGCGCTAGAGGCAGTAGACGTAGCCATTACACGGCAGTTATTCTCTAATTCAATGTCGCCTTTATTCCAAGTCTTAACACCTTGTTGAATCCAGAGTGGCAATGCTTCATAAGCAATTTTAATACGACTCAAAATTTCGCGTGCAGTTGGTGCTTTGTTGGCAAGAATTGCGACGAATTTATCTTGATTGAAAAGAATATACCAGAGAATATAACCAACAATCATCGTCGTCTTACCAAGCTGACGACCAGCTTTTAGAATCACACGACGGTTTTGATTAATGTCTTCAATGGCTTGTTTCTGAAATGGATAAAGCGAGATATTGACAAAACCTTTGTCAAGTGTAATGATCTTTACATATCGCTCAATAAAATAAATCGGATCTTCCGCGCATTTGACATACTCACGGACTTCATCCTCCGTGAGCTGCAATGACATGTTTACTTTCTTGAGATGTGGATTACCAAGATAGTTTTTGATTCTAGTCTGAAGATTCATTCTTTATTTTCTTTAACAAATCAGCAGTAGAGCCAACAAACACTGCCTTATCTACGGTGATGTTTGTTGGAGCAACTTCTTTTGGTTGAAGT